GCTTTATATACTGCGATTGGTTGGGGTATAATAAATCTAAATGAAAATAAAAATATAGTTTTCGAAGAGAGTGATGAATGGTCACTTATAAATTAAATGTTATGACAAGAGATAATTTGGCAAGGTTTTTGAAGGCATTGAAGGTAGATAAAATTAACACATTTTGTATACTTAACAATGTACAGGGTAAGTTAGTAGCAATGTCCAGCACAGATGACAGTAATCTTACCACAATAGTGCAAAATGATGAATCATTTGAGTTCGATGAACCATTCGTAATACGTGATATTGACAGGTTAATCAAAATGCTAGGATTACATGATGAATCTATCAATATCAGACTTAAAGATAATAAGTTAGTGATAAAAGATTCAGACACAGTGTCCGAGTATGTAACTGCAGTACGAGATAGGTTTAAAGTAAATAAAATTAAATATGTCCCTACAGTATTAGGGGAAATTACCCTATCTAAGGAAATTATACGTAAAATGGTTCATGCCATGAAGGTGATGAATGATAGTACGCTAGTTTCATTTGATTTAGGAGAAGACTCTAGTGTAGTTACAATAGGATCAGCTAATGATTTCAGTAATGAGGTAACATTTGCCGTACCATCAAAAAAATCTAACATCCCTAGTATATCTGAAAAATTTTATTTAAATTTACAAATCGTTAAGGCACTTCTGGAAACACATGTTGAATGTGTAGATGCTAAAATCATAATTCCTAGAGAACCAGCCGTAAAATTTGAGTTTAGATATGAAGGATTAGCGGCTAATTACGATTTATTAAAGATGAGTGTATAATAATGGCAGACGACAATAAGAGAGGTAGAGCTAAGAACGAGGAAAAATTAGTAATTCGTGATCCAGCAATAGAACCGTACGAAATTAGAGTAGATTCTAATAATTATGTGGTAATTGATACTGATAAGTCAATGGCAAATTCACCACAAGGGTATTTCAATGACGTAGGTACAGCCATTAGATTTATAGTTAAATTACAGATTAAACACAAAAAAAACACCTACACTCTAACACAATATTTAAAAGAGTATAATGATTGTGTAGATAGACTTCAACAAATTACAAACCAATTTCCATAATAAATGTTAAAAATTGCATTTGGGATATATATTATCCAACTATTAGTAGTAGCAGTACTGTTCGGATTAGATCATTTCGAACACACTCAAGTATTCAAGACCAGAGACGATTTTTTCAAGGCTTTGAATCCATTATTGCCATATCGTCTATTGTACACTAAGGTAATTACTCCTTTTATAGATAAACATTTTAATTAAATTCATAATAAATGAAACAAGTACCAAAGGCCATTTATGACCGAGTTATAGCAAGACGTATAGAGGAAGACGTTGACGAGATGCATGGATCAATTCTCATTTCAGATGCCGGAAAAGAAAAACCTATATATGGTGAAGTTATAGCAACAGGTGAAGGTGACTATTCCTTAGGTGTATTAATACCAATGAAGGTTAAGGTGGGGGATAAAATTATATTCCCTAAAATTGGGCCATCTAGAATTTTTATCGGTAAAACGGAATACATCTCAATGAGAGAACGAGAAATTCTAGCTATCGTTGAAGATATTGAAACAGTGAGTGGAGAGTAAAACAATTTATGAGTAAAACAGTTATAAAGAGTAAAGAACAGGCCAGAGAAGCCTTATATGCAGGTGTTAAAAAACTTGCCGATGCCGTAATTACAACGATGGGGCCAGCCGGTCGATTGGTTCTTATCGATAAACCAGGACAAACACCTCATCTTACTAAAGATGGTGTAACAGTTGCCAAGAATGTTCAATTAAGCGATCCTACTGAAAATTTAGGTGCTAAAATGGTTAGACAGGCAGCCGAAAAGGTGGTTGCACAAGCGGGTGATGGTACTACGTCAGTAACTAGACTTGCATCTCACCTAATTGATTTAGGTATGCAAGGTATACGTTTAGGTATTAATCCGGTCGGAATTAAAAAAGGTATGACATTGGCTGCAACAGATGCAGTTGAAGCTATTTCCGAATTGTCGGTACAAATTGATAGTGACCATCTCAAAGATGTAGCTACAATCTCAGCTAATGGAGATGTATCAATTGGTACTACGATTGCTGAAGCTATGAAAGAAGTTGGTGCTGATGGAGTAGTAGTACTTGAAGAAAGCCGTAATGGTCTAACTACCTATGAAATGGTAGAAGGTATGGAATTTGCAAGAGGCTATGCTTCTCCTTATTTCAGCACCAATGATGGAAAAATGATAGCTGTACTTGAAAAAGCTAAAATTCTGTTGGTGAATCACACTCTAGGTGAGTTGTCAGAAGAATTTTTAGGGTTATTGGATCATGTTGCTAAGGCTGGTATACCATTGGTCATTATTGCCGAGGGATTTAGTGAAAAAGTGTTGTCAACCCTAGTACTCAATAAACATAGGGGAACACTCAAAGTGTGTGCTGTTAAGGCTCCAGAATATGGTGACCGTCGAACGCATGTAATGCATGACATTGCAATTGTGACTGGTGGTACCGTTTTGGACAAAACCAAAAACATCACATTCAAAAATTTCGATATGTCGTTCTTAGGATCGGCTGAAAAAGTTACAGTCAGTAGAGATACTACGATTATCATTGATGGTGCAGGTAAGCAAGAAGATATTGAACAACGTCTTGTTGATCTTAAGGCTCAATATGATAATGCAATAAGTGCATATGATCAAGAACACCTTCAACAACGTATATCTAAGATAGTTGGTGGTGTAGCTGTTATTAATGTCGGTGGAATTAATGAAACTGACATGAAAGAACGTAAAGATCGGTTCGAAGATGCATTAAGTGCAACTCAAGCTGCATTACAAGAAGGTATCGTACCAGGAGGTGGAGTTGCCTACATGAAAACGGTAGGTAATCTAAATATACCCTCAAACATTACCAAATCAGAGGAATATGGGTATAAAATGGTCAAAGACTCAATGTCAATCTTTTTCAAAACTATTCTGTCTAATGCAGGATATAGTGATGAAGAGATTACATTAGGAATGATCAATATTAAACCTCAAGGTGCAGACTGGAAAGGGCTTGACATTGAAACCAAGAAAGTAATCAATTACAAAGACAAAGGTATCATTGATCCAGCTAAAGTAGTTCGATGTGTCATCGAAACTGGTGTTGCTGTTGCTGGTAACATTCTTCTTGTAGAATGTACTATGGTAGACGAGTTAAATACCCAAGAAGAACACGATTTATAAGTCTTCTAACGAGAGATAATTTCATTTTGGTATCATATATCATCTTAGAAATTATCTCTTTTTTAAACTATTATTTTCATTAATAATGAGAACAGAACATTCACTTTGGGTTTCCAAATACCGACCTCAAAATTTGGAAGAATATGCTTGTAATGATGAAGTTAGAAGGTTGTTTGCTGGTTACATTGAAAGACAGGACATTGATAACTTGTTGTTACATGGGATTCAGGGAACTGGTAAAACTTCAGGGGCTAAGTTACTTACTACTAATATAACATGTGATAGTATTTACATTAATGCATCAGATGAACGTAGTATTGATGTAATTCGAGATAGGGTAGTAAGGTTTGCTGAGACCAGAACGATGAACAATCTCAAGATTATCATTTTGGATGAAGCCGAAGCCATAACCTACCAAGGTCAGAATGCGTTAAAATCAGTAATGGAAGAACATGATCAGTATGTTCGATTCATTCTAACAACCAATGAACCTGATAAACTAAATAAAGCTATCAGAAGCAGATGTAAGTCTATTCAATTTGACGGTCTGGAGAGAAAACGGGTAGGTAAACTTCTATATGATATTCTAATGAAAGAGAATGTCAAATTTACGATGGAAGACCTGAAAAAATTGGTAGATACACACTATCCCGACCTAAGAATTATGATCAGAGATGCCCAATCATTCACTGAGAATGGTGTAATGACGGTACCTGATAAGATATTCACTTCTACATCAGAATATGATTCAATAATTGACTTATTAGTAGATGAACCTCAGGGTAATACATTTACAAAAATACGACAATTAGTAGCCGATCAGAATATCAAAAGTTTTGATAGATTGTATTCATATATATATGAGAATCTTGATAAAATTCCAGTAAATCGTAGAACTAAAACAATTCTAGCAGTAGGTCAAGCAATTTACCAACAAAATTTTGTAGTTGACAAAGAGATTACGTTTATGGCTTGTGTAGCTCAAATCATAACATAAACAAGCAATCACAATGACAATTAAAGAATTCAGAGATTATTTAATATCGTTACCTACCGAAAAAGACAATGATCATCTATTAATTACTGAAATCAGAAAGGTAAATGACCCTACAATGAAAGATGCAATAGAGACTAAGGATCATGATATTGTATTTGTACAATATTGGGATAGTGATAAACATATACATATTATCACTAAAGAATCATGGGAGGTAGTAGACCCTACGGGAGTACATATGAATTATTTTTCAAAGTCAAATTTAAATTAATGAATCCAGGAGAATTACCATTCAATATTGATCAAACGATCAAACTAAGCTGCAAAGAGTGCAGTAATGACACATTTACCCAAGCTGTATATATTCGAAAAGTGCCTAAACTATTAGTAGGGTCAATGATTGACCAGTTGTGGCCGATACCAGTATTCAATTGTACTAAATGTGGAACTACATTGACAGAATCAATTCCATTGGAGTTGAGAACTGATAATTACGAAGACGTAAAAGAAACACCTGCACCTACTAAAAAGATTATATTAGGATGACACTATTTGACCATTTAAACAATATCCATGTTAAGAAAGCTGATTGGGATACCTTAACAGATGCCGAAAAGAAGACCTGGAATGTTTATATGGTCAATAGGTATATTTCAATGTTGGGTGGGATGGAATGTATAGTAGCCAATGAGGTTCAACAATACAAACTAGACCCTAAGGTACAATATGAATTTTACAAGTCAATATTCCCTAAACAAGCTAGGAGAGCTACCTACATTAAAGGTAAAAGTGAAAAACAAGACTCAGGATTAATCGATATACTGTCACAGCAAATGGAAATTTCTACCAGGGAGGCTAGTGAGTATATTGACCTTATGAATGTTGAAACTAAAAGTAATCTGCTTCAAGAACTAGGGTATGATGCCAAAGAAATTAAAAAACTATTAAAATAAGGAGAAATTTGAATGTCAACATTAAGTTTTGAAGGGTTTGATAATAAAAATGAATCAGGAACCTACACAGGATCAGCCATATCTAAGTCCACTGCAATCAATGCTGCTGAAATTATTAGTGTTTCTACTGGTAATTATACTGTTACAACTCCTGTAACACCAGTAGCCGAAACTCCACAATCTGATGCAATTAATCCCTCCCACTATGGGTTTACACCAGGAGTAGACAATCCATATGAAGTTATCAAAATTATTGAACATTTTAATCTTGATTTCTGCACAGCCAATATTTTAAAATATTTGTTACGATCTGGTAAAAAAGCTGGAAACCCTCCAATTCAAGATCACAAAAAAGCATTGTGGTATTTGAATCGTAGAATTAAACAATTGGAAGATGCAGAAAAAACCGAGCAAGTTTAAATTGTTTTCGGATATGGCAGAAAGGATTGCTGGCCTTGCGTTAAAAGAGGGTCAGCAATCCGTGTCTTATTCTCAATATGACTTGTATAGTAAGTGTAAATTATCTTGGCATCTGAAATACGTTGACAAGTTGACCCCTAGGGAAAATACAATACATACATTATTTGGTACAGCCATACATGAAAC